GAATCATGAACAACAAAGTAATAACAACAATAAAAACATTAAAAGATCTTCGTCGAAGAATTCTCGCGAATTCACCGACGACCGTCTGAAGAAATTTTTATCTGCTCATCCTGAAGCGGTGATTTACACACCGACAGGTGCCAAGTGGGGAACCGCTGACGACCTGAGAGCCGCAGAGTGGATCGCCCTCCGCGTGAAGAAAATAAACCCGACCTGCAAAGAGCCTGACCTGAAAGCCTGGGCAAATGACGTTCGCCTGACTAACCAGATTGACGGGCGGACACACCGTGAAATTTGCGACCTGTACGACTGGGCCAGCAAGCACCACTTCTGGCAGACCAACATCCTCTGTCCCGCCAGCCTGCGCAAGCAGTGGGACAAGTTGACGATGCAGCGCGCTGCATCAGGAACCGAGGTTTCCGCCGCTGGCAAACCGAAAGTTGACCTGAACAACACTGACTGGATTCACGGGGTGAAACTATGAAAAGTCTTGCTGAGCAGATGCACAACTTCGACCGCGATCAAATGCGCCGCGTCGCGCACAACCTGCCGGAACAATACGACGATCAGCCAAGCATCGAACATGTGGCGCAGATCATCAACGGCGTTTTCACCCAGCTTCTCGCCGCGTTCCCGGCGGCAATGGCCGGTCGTGATCAGGCGGAGATGAACGAGATTCGCCGTCAGTGGGTTATGGCTTTTCGCGAGAACGGCATCACCACCATGGATCAGGTAGCTGCCGGTATGCGTGTTGCCCGCCGCCAGGCAAAACCATTCCTCCCGTCGCCGGGGCAATTCGTGGCCTGGTGCAAGGAAGAGGCGCGGGCGTTCGGCATTACCGCTGACGACGTGATGACTGAGTTCTGGAAGTGGCGAAAGATGGTGTTTCAGTACCCGAGCAGTGAACAGTATCCATGGCCGCAGCCGGTTCTCTATCACATCTGCCTGGAGCTTCGCCGCCGCAGCACTGACGGCCAGTTAAGCCAGAAAGAGTTGCAAAACTCCGCTGCTGATGTGCTGGCCTACTGGGAGAAACGCGCGGCTGAAGGGCATCCGGTGCCACCTGTACGCCGCGCATTGCAGGCACCGAAGGCAGAGCAAGGCCCAACTCCAGCGCAGTTACTCAAAGCGCGCTACGAACGCATGAAGAATAACGGGAAGGTGTGAGATGACAGGCAAAGAAGCGATTTTTGAATACCTGAAAACCCATAAGACGTTCTGCTCGGCTGATGTTTCTGACTTCAGCGGTGTATCGCATACCGGCATCAACCAGGCAGCAAGCGCCTGCGTGAGTTCATCGAAGCTAATTTCAAAAACAATAAGTATGAAAATGTGGCTACCGTAAACTGCAGTGTGTCACGTAAAGATTAAATAAGACTATTAAATGATGTGATATCAATAGACTCATATAGAGTGATGATCATTATACTCAACTACTCTGGGCTATCGCACTACGATGGTTTTCAGAATTGAGGATATTTATCAACTTAATGATAGAGGGACTATGAAAAATCACAGCCTTGATGAAGAAACAATCAACAGCATTGTTGAAGAAGAAAAAAAACTGTCTGAGCAGGTGCAGATCATTGACGATTACATCGTTATCAATGCTGCTTATGAATACAACATCCCGCTGAGTTCATGTTCAACACATCAGCAAATTTTGCACTGGGTTTGGCACCTGACTGAAAAAACATGGATGACGCAAAATGTTACTCGTCGTTTCATTGAAGTAGCTTGCGGATATCACAAGCTAGACTATCGCCACTGATATTCAATTTTTGATTTTTTAGAAAAACCCGCCATAATATCAATGCCGCCGGATTGAGCCCCGGCGGTACCTTTGCGCTAACGGGGACGTTATGCGCACACACAACGAGCTAATCACTTTTTCACAGATGCAGAAATGCACCTGCGATTTTCTGCATTTTGCGGTTTACCTCTCCGGAGGTGAAGCGTGAAACAGCAATTCCACCTCGTCAACGACGCCATCAAGCAAAATGCAATCAGCTATATCCGCGACCTGCCTGTAGACCAGAAGCACCCTCTGGTGCTGGATATCAAAGAGCCCACCCGCACTATCGAGCAAAACAAAAAAATGTGGCCGCTCCTGAAAGACCTGTCAGATCAGGTTATCTGGTTCGGCAACAAATACGACTCCGACGACTGGAAAGACCTCATCACCGCACTGGTGGCTAAGTCGAAAAAACAGGAGCAGCGTATGGCCCCCGGCCTGTACGGCGGTGTCGTGATGTTCGGTCAGCGAACCAGCAAGATGAACGTTCGGCAGATGGTCGAAGTCATTGAGGCTATTTACTGGTTCGGCACGCAGCAGGGCGTTCAGTTTAGCGATAAATCACGCCTTGAAATCGAGTGGGCCAAGCGCTGGGGAGAAGAGCATGCATAGTCCTCTCGCTAAAGTCATTGAGCGCTCAATCTTCCGCATGCCAGCGCGCCGACGCAAAACTGCGTTGGCACCCTCCGAAATCCCAACCCTTAAGGGCTACACCGCCCGTCTCGTCGATCAGAAATGGCTGCGCCTGGCAGCGAGGAGAAAACATGCCTGATTTACGCAAAGCCGCGCGAGGCCGTGAATGCCAGGTGCGAATCCCCGGTGTCTGCAATGGCAATTCTGAAACGTCTGTTTTGGCGCATATCCGCCTGGCTGGACTATGCGGAACAGGAATTAAGCCGCCAGACCTGATCGCCACCATCGCCTGCAGCAACTGTCACGACGAGATTGATCGCCGCACCCATTTAGTTGATGCGGAGTATGCAAAAGAGTGCGCGCTGGAAGGCATGGCCCGCACGCAGGTTATCTGGCTGAAAGAGGGGCTCGTTAAAGCATGAATGAATATCGCATCAGTCTCCCGTGGCCGCCGAGCAATAACCGTTACTACCGGCACAACAGAGGTCGCACGCACATTAGTGCTGAAGGCACCGCTTACCGGAATGCTGTGATGCAGGTCATCAAGGCGGCATTGTTGGACATCGGGACACCTTCGCCGCTGCGCGTGCGCATCGAATGCCACATGCCTGATCGCCGTCGCCGAGACCTCGATAACCTTCAGAAGGCTGCTTTCGATGCTCTGACCAAGGCCGGATTCTGGATGGATGACTCACAGGTTATCGATTATCGCGTCCTGAAAATGCCACTGTTTAAAGGCGGAAAGCTGGAGTTGACCATAACCGAGCTGGAGGACGCCGCGTGAGCAGAGAGCCATTCGATAACTATGAGCGCGATAGCCTGCTGCGTGCAGAAGGACAGTACCGGCACCCGCGCGGCAAGCCAGGCGACAACACAGCACAGACCATCATCCGCAACAGTGAGCGCCGAAAGGCAAAGTCCAAACAGCCAGAAGGAGCAGCAGCATGAACCATCAATATCTGCAGTACGTGCGTGAGCAGCTCATGGTGGCTACTGCCGATCTGAGCGGAGCGACGAAAGGCCAGCTGGTGGCCTTCGCAGAAAACGCGCAATTCACAGCGACAGCGCGCAGCCGTGGGCGTAAGAAGATCGCCGACCCGGCAACCGGGCGCATGGTTAACCCGTCCAGCCCGCCGATCCCCGGCCAGCAGTCCCGCGCTAAAGGTTCTTCTATCGCCCTAGTCAGCCCGGTGGAGTTCGGAACCGCATCATGGCGGCGCGCTCTGATGTCGCTCGATGAGCACCAGATGGCCTGGCTGATGTGGAGCTACAGCGAAAACCTCCGATTTGAATACCAGGTGGCTATCACTCAGTGGGCATGGGATGAGTTCAAAGCGCAGCTCGGCGCGCGCAAGGTTGCAGGCAAGACGATTAAACGGCTGCAGGCGCTGATCTGGCTGGCGGCTCAGGACGTGAAAGCAGAGCTGGCAGGGCGCGCGACTTACGAGTACCAGAGGCTGGCAGAGCTTGCAGGCGTGGCTAAATCTACCTGGACAGAAACATATCTACCTCATTGGCTGGCTATGCGCAGCAGCTTCATAACACTCGATAGTGGTTCTTTAATGTCTGTAACGCGATCACGTTCACAACAGAAGGCGACAAATTTAGATTCAAGTCTTGCAAAACCGAACTGAATCGCATATATTTCGTGTAAATCTGATATCGTCGCCATAGCTTTACAGGTCGACAAAAATTAAGAGCCTCGCCATCGTGCGGGGCTTTTTCGTTTCAGGGCCGGAAGCTCATTTGGTATGAGCGGTCCCCTCATAAGGGAAGGGTAGACAGGTTCGAATCCTTCACGGCCCACCAAACCCAGCCAAGGTATCTTCGGCAGAATAGCCGACATTGCCACACCCTCATATTCCCGCCTTGTGCGGGTTTTTTATTATCAGGCTCCGGGAATCAACTTCATATGGCTTCGTTGTTAAATGCAGCCCGAGAGCCTGACCCTTTTACTCACGCACAGCACCCCGACTTAATCGGAGGTGAGAGAAATGCACAACATGAGCAAATTAGCTTCTGGCGCTGCCTATGGCGCAT